TTCTGTTGTTGTGTCCAAGAAGTTCCGGAACGAACAAAAATGTACGCGGACCCGGAGTCACTTTGTCCATTGTCGTCATCATATCTCGCCCCTACTATGACCGTGTTTCCATCCGAAGAGATGGAGACACTCCAACCGAAATGGTCACTGGATCCTGCATCCGTACCGGCTGTAAGCTTTGCTTGTTGTCTCCAAGGGGAATCTGAATCTGAACGAACAAAAATGTACGCGGACCCGGAGTCACCCCGTCCATTGTCGTCATCTGCGTACGCCCCTACTATGGCCGTGTTTCCATCCGAAGAGATGGAGACACTGTAACCAAAATAGTCACTATTCGCCGGATCCGAGGCTGTAAGCTTCTGACTGTGTCTCGTCTGTCTGTAACCCAAATTGACTTCACACGCATTACTCGTACCGTCTGTGATGTGCATAGTCTCGACTTCGAGATTTGAAACCTTTACATCTTCCACCACGATTTCATTGGCGACGATGTCCGAAGATATATGAAGAGTTCCATTACTAACAAATATATAAGCAGAACCAGAGTCGGTACCCCCGTCATCATCTCCATACGCCCCTACGACGGTAGTGGTTCCATCCCCGGAGATGGAGACACTCCAACCGAATCGGTCACTACTTCCCGGATCCGATGCTTTAATCTTCTGTTTTTGTATCCAAGAAGGTCCAGAACGAACAAAAATGTAAGCGGAACCAGAGTCACCGGCCTCGTCGTCATCTGTCCACGCCCCCACGATGGCGGTGTTCCCATCTCCAGAGATGGAAACACTCCAACCGAATTGGTCGGTTGCTACTACATCCGAGGCTCTAATCTTCTGATACCGCGACCATGAGGTTCCAGACCGCGTAAAAATGTATGCGGAACCGGAGTCAGTACCCCCATCGTCATCTCCATAGGAACCCACGATGGCCGTGTTTCCATCCGACGAGATGGAGACGCTGTAACCAAAGTGGTCGTTGGCTGCCGCATCCTCGGATGCTGTAAGTTTTGCTTGTTGTGTCCAATCAGAACCCGAACGAGTAAAAACGTATACTGAACCCGAGTCGGCACCCCCATCGCTGTCTCCGTGTGCCCCCACGATGACCGTGTTTCCATCTGAAGAAATGGAGACACTGTAACCGAATTCGTCGCCGGTCACTCCATCAAATGCTGTGAGTTTTGTTTGTTGTGTCCAAGCGGAGCCTGAACGGATAAAAATGTAGGCGGCTCCCGTATTTATACCTACGTCGTCATCTTGATTCGCTCCCACAACGATCGTATTTCCATCATCGGAGATAGAAACACTGTGACCAAAGTAGCTACTGACCGTTGGAAATGTTGCCCTAATCTTCGTGCCGGTGTCCCACGTACCGTCCGTGCGGGTGAAAATATACACAGAACCAATGTCTGTGCCTTCATATTGATCGTCGACATACCTCGCCCCTACGACGGCCGTATTTCCGTCTGAAGAGAGGGCGACGCTGTAACCGAATTGGACGCCGACCACTGCATCTGATGCCGTAAGCTTTGCCTGTTGTGTCCACGTGATTCCAGAACGGGTAAAAATATACACGGAACCGGCTTCGTCCCCATCTGCATATGCCCCCATGATGGCGGTGTTGCCATCCGAAGAGACCGAGACGCTATAGCCAAAGTTGTCGCTATTCGCCGCATCCGAGGCTGTAAGCTTTGATTGCTGTATCCAATTTCTTGTAGCTGAACTGATACTAAAATCACATATATTATTAAACCCATCTGAGATACGCATAGACCCAGCTTCGAGTTTTGAAATTTTTGCACCCCCTGTAACATTGAGAGCGGTGTCTGATGTATTCGTGATATGAATAGTGTTCGTGGTGGTATTACTGACATTAAGAACTTCATCGAGACCCATGGTCGTTTTAACGTCGACGTTGTTAAAGATAAATGATTCTGCGCGTACATTTCCTACTACATCCAACGCATAAGCTGGTGCATCGGTTCCTATGCCTATATTTGAAGTCGCAATAATCTTATCAGCCCTGGGAGTTCCATTCGTAAAATTTATAAATCCTGTGGGCGTACCAATAGACATTTAATATAGCGTGAGGAAAAATTCACATGTTATTAAATGCGAGTGATGCAATTAGTTAGGGGCTTCGGGCCACTCCACACCCACGAGGTTTCCGTCCTCATCTAGGTCGGGCGAGGACATACTTGGAAGGTCTCTGAGGTGTTGGCGGTAAAAGTGCCACTGTTTACGACTTTTGTCGTTTATGGGGTAATCTGGCGTCACGTACTTATCAGTCGTGTTTATGAGGGCATCCCTTTCTGCACGAAGCTTTTTCATAGCGTCTTCTTTACGTTGACGCTCTGCTTCAAAGGCCGCTATTTCTTCGGGGGTTGGAAGAACGGGTTCCTCGTCCATTTATATTATATTCGCACAATTTTTTTATATTAGACAAAGTTTATGATAACTTTACCGTGAACGCTTTCGATTGGATTTAATTCTGTAAATGGGTCAGCTGCCGAACTATCTATGTAAGATCCACCGCCACCACCGTGACCAGAGTACGACCACCCACCGGCACCTCCACCCGAGTATCCACCACCTCCACCTCCACCCAAATAAGTACCACCGCCACCACCGAAACCACCATATACACCATCGCTATAAGGAGATCCACCGACACCCCCACTGCTAAATCTGTGTCCACCTTGACTACTGTAAGCATCACTACCATCGCTTAACCAACCCGCACCACCACCACTCCAACCACTATTATTACCCCCATTACCATTGGTACCTCCGGTACCACTAGAACCCCCGGTTCCGTCATTACCATTTATAGAGTCGTGATTTGCATCGGCGCTCGTTGGTCGTGCATATTGACCACCGCCACCTCCACCACCTGCAGCAATCAAAAGTGTTGATGTGGTACTGTTATACACAAACGTACCACCACCACCTCCTCCGGCGCGGTCGCTGCGTGAATGATTGACCCCCATTTGCCCCACGAGAATTCTAATGTACTCACCTTTGTTGAGATTAAATCTACCCCTGATTCTAGCCCCTCTACCACCATACTCTATTGTACTCGTATTCAGGAGCCAAGCATAGCCACCAGTGGCACCGTACGCATCGATTTCATACATCCCCGTTTTAGGTACAGTCCATTGTTGAATACCGGTGTACGGCGTCACGTTAAAAAAATTCGTGTTCGTGTCCCACGGGACATCATACGCGTTTCGAAGCGTTGTGAGTGAAGGCCCCGTATAACTCGTTTGTCCCCCAGTGGTAAACGTGTGTGTATTACCAAAAGGATATAACCCATTTACCTGGAACGTAAGCGTTAAATCTGCGTATTTGGAGCTATCCAAAGTATCCGTCGCCCGAATGGTCACGGTGTTTGTGGTTCCGTCGGATGCCGTACTTGTTCCGGAGATCGTATTTCCTGAGAATGTGAGTCCACTTGGAATTTCTCCACTGAGTACTGAATATCCTACATACGAACCACCGAGTGAATCCAATGCAGATAATGTGAGGGTATTTGAAGTCTGTGTATAGAATTCCTGTATACTCCCACTCGCGGGGGACGACCAGGTTGGGTTTGGGAATCCGAGCGTCTGTGTACTTTTCGTCGTGACATTGGCCGTGTCCGTCACGACAATCTTGTAAGGTCTGTTTGCATCTTGACCCGCTGCCATAGTACCTATTCTGAACCGGATGGTTGAAGCGTTATCAAAAACAAAATTGGTCGTATCATACAAAGTTCCATCGGTCCCTTCGAGTTGAACATTGCTTCCGTTATCAAAAAAGGTTCCGTACACCGTGATGTCCTCACTCTCCACGTTGGCGTATGCGATCGGGTTCGGACTAAATGAGGTTATACTTAGTTCCCCAAACCTGAGTGTTTCCGCACTTTTTGTTGTGGATCCAAGCCTGTCTGTGATGAGAACCCTGTAAGGTCTGTTTGCAAATTGCCCCGATGTTACGGTACCTATTTTGAACTTTATGGTCGAAGCATCGTCAAAAACGAAATCGGTTGTGTTATAAGTGGTTCCATCGGCACCTTCGAGTCTGACGACGCTCTGTTCATCAAAAAAGGAACCATTTATCTCGATTTCTTCGGATGTCACATTGGCGTATGCGAATGGGTTCGGGCTAATCGAGATTATACCCGGTGAAGTTACGATAGAATTCCACCTACCGGAAGCGTAATACTCGAAGTACCCCGTTGATGTATTGTGACGGAGCATGCCTTCAACACCCATAGTTGGGCGTTGGGCGGTCGTACCACTTGGCATAGTGATGGCGTCCGTTGTGTTCAACGTCCCGATATTAATAAATTCTGAACCACTCTGGTAAATAGCGCCAGATACGTGAATATCACCATCTATTACAATGTTTGAGGACGTCTGGAACCCCGTCGTCGCATTCGTAGAGATGATGGTGTCTCCGGTTGAATTATTTTCGTTTGTCACGTGATCTAGACCTCGTGAACTCGAAATAAAGAAGTTTTCCAAATGAAGTGAATTTGCGTGTACATTTCCTACGACATCCAACTCATAAGCTGGTGCGTTGGTTCCTATACCTATATTCGACGTCGCAATAATCTTATCAGCCCTGGGAGTTCCATTCGTAAAATTTATAAATCCCTCGGGCGTGCCGACGATAGACATTTAATATAGCGTGAGGAAAAATTCACGTGTTATTAAATGTGTGCGGCGTGTTTAGGTGGGTGGTGTGGGCCACTCCACACCCACGAGGTTTCCATCCTCATCGAGGTCGGGTGAAGACATACCTGGAAGGTCCCTGAGGTGTTGGCGGTAACGGCGCCACTGTTTACGTTTTTCGTTGTTTATGGGGTAATCCGACATGACATACATGTCGGTCGTGATTATGCGTGCATCCCTTTCTGAGCGAAGTTTTTTCATCGCATCTTTTTCACGTTGACACTTGGCTTCAAAGGCTGCGATTTCTTCGGGGGTGGGTTCAGTTGCTTCCGTTTCAGTGATTTCTTCGGGGGTGGGTTCAGTTGCTTCCATTTATATTATATTCGAGTTATTTTTATCACACTTCTCTTCAGTAGTAGACGATAGTTATGATAACTTTACCGTGAACGTTATATTCCGGGTGTAATTCTCTAAATACGTCAACTGCCGATGAATCTATCTTTGAACCACCGCCACCACCGCTACCGGCATTTGCCCACCCACCACCACCACCACCTGAGTATCCACCCTGTCTCTTATACACATCTCCGAGCCCACGAGACGTAGAGGAATCTCGTATGCCGTCTTCTGCTTG